TGCTAGTCCTTCAATTATTTTAGTATTGCCGCCACCTTCAAATTCGCCCTCGCCAAGGATAATAGTCGTTTTCAGCGTCTTTATAAGTTTTTTCATAACTCATTCGCCGCCTTATAAAAAAGCCGCCACCGTTCACCAAAACCGCTATAAAGCGGGTCAGCCGTTCCAAGCATATCCATAAAAAACAAGCTGCCTTGAAAAGCGTTTTGCGCTATTTGAATGACGTTCTGTCTGTCTCGGCAAATCGCGCCCGTGACAACGACAACGCCGCCAACGGTCAAGTCAAGGTAGGTACTGCCGAAACGGTAATAAACGCGCATTTCGCAATTTTGGTCGGCAAGTTTAACTTTTAACGATTGTGCGGGGACAGCTTGCAAAGGAATCTTTTTCATTATTTATCACCCCGTTGCTTGCTGTTGTTCCCATGTTTTGCCGCCAGTCCAATCGGCAAGCTTCGAACGGCTCGGCGAATTTTCTGCTTCATACTCTGAATCATCAGCCTCAACGCCTTGCATTTCGCCATCGTCAATATCATCACAAACGGAACCATCTTCCGCATCTTCCGGCTCGATTGGTTCTTCAACGCTTGTGGTCGTTTGCTGTGAAGCAACCTCTCTGATTTCCTTGAAACGCAAATCCACATACAAAACGCCGCGTCCGTTCATAGCGTCGCGGCGGTAGTCGAAACTTTCAAGCATCATATTGGGATAGCTTTGCTCCGGCGTTGTTAGCGTTATTTTCTCATCATTTTCGCAAAGGTCTGTCAAGCGATCTATTGCGCTTTGCAGTTTTGACGCGCTCCCCTCAACGGAAAGCTGACACGTTATCGAACGCGGCTCGATAATGCGGTTATATGTGGAAAAACTTCCTTTTTCTATTGGCTCGTCGGGCAAGCGTGAAGATTTTTCGGCGGAAAACTCCTGCATTGAATTAAAGTCAACCGCCGCCGATTGCCCTTTGACAATCCAGCCTTTATTTCGTGATAAAAAGTCAGTTAAAATCATTTACCCACCGCCTTTTAATAGGCGACATTAGCCGCCGCCGTCCACATCTGCGCTCGTTGTTCTACGCCCGACATAAATCGCTCCGCCGCATCAGTGCCATCTGCCGCGTTAATATTTACCGTGCCGACGTTCACGCGGGTATCTGTAGTTATGTTGTTCGTTGACGCGCCGCCCATCGGCAAGGCGTTTGCCGCGCTGATATTTGGCATAAGGTTGCCCGCAATCTTTGAAAGCAATTCAAGGCCGCGATTGCGCTTTCCGGGACTAAAAGGTATTACCGCCTCCGCGCCCGCTTCGCCTATTAACATATTTGTCGGTCGGGTAAATATCCCGCCGTCCGCGCCCGCTTTTTCTTCTGCCGCCGCCACTTGTTCATCTGATAATGGTGTAACGTCACCAATAATGGCGCGGCCTTTGCTTGCCAACGGGTTTAATGCAGTTTCAATAACTTCCGCCAGCTGCACAAACTTTCCATACAAAAAATCAACGCCAGCTGCCATCGCATTTGTGAAAGCATCAAAAGCCTCGCTCACAAGGTTAAAAACATTTATCAAAAACTTTATTACACCGGCAAGCCCGATGAACGGACGCGCAAGGGCTTTTACAACTTCCACAAATCCGCGCCAAAGGTCGGTCGCCGTTGGCAAATACTCATTTATTGCCGTAAAGAAATCAACAACGGCCTGCTTTACGGTTTCCCATACTTCTTTTGCGTCGTCTGGGCTTCCAAAAATTTCTTTCCATAAATCAGCAAGCGCACTCTCGCCGCCATTGCACCAAACAACCAAATCTTCTATTACAAGGGCAAGCGCGGCGACCATAGCGATAAGCCATGTAATAGGGTTCATAAGCATAGCCGCCGCCATTTTTGCCAACGCGGGAAGTACCAACGCCGTTATAACTGTAGCCAACCCGATAAAGAACGCTTTAACAAGTGTATCGTGCTTGCGAAGGTCAATCATGATATGCTTGAAGAAATCCGATACTTTATTAAATCCGGGAAGGACAGAACGGAAAACAATATTCATTATGCCGCGAAACGTTTGCCACAAGTCCTTCATATTACGACTAAAGGCTTGCGCTTCTTTTGCGTCTTGCGCCGTAATAAGCCCCATTTCTTTCATGGCGTGCATTTGGTCTTTTAGCGCAAGCGTTCCGCCTTTTGTCATGTCAATTGTAGTTTGCGAAATGCCAAGCGCTTCTGCGTATGTGGTATATTCCGCTTCGCCCATTTCTTCGGCAAGCTGTGAGAGTTCAAGAAGTGCGCCGTAGGCGTTGCCGCCTGTTTCTTCTGCAAGGCGTTTCATATCTCTTTCAAGGTCTTCTGCTGAACCGCCCGCGCGATCTGCCGCCATTTCAAGCGCATTTAACGCCGCAACGCCTATACCTATATCTTTTGATTTTTGCCCCAACTTTTCCGCTTCGCTCACATATTGAGCGAAAGCCGCAGAAGCCGCGATAGTAAATGAGCCGAAAATGCTCATCCATGCTTTTGTTGACGCTTCAACCATGCGCGTGACTTCTTTCATTCCACGCTCAACTTTTTTTGCGTCAATGCCTAACGAAATAATAAATTCGTCTATAACCATTTACTTTTTCGCCTCCTCCGCGCTTCGCCATTCGTTGTAATTATTCACAGCCGCGATCTCGTAAAGGTCCGCCGCATCGTCTAAACTGTAAACCGTTTGTAATTCGTGCAAGGTTGCCAACCGCCGCGTGATTATCACGCCTATCATACCGGGGACGGTCGGATATTCAATCAGCCCTTGCGTTTGATGTCCGGCGCGGGGGATTGAGCGAATACGTTCAGCCCGCTTGTCTGAAAAAAATCATTCACCTTGAAAGCCTCCGCCCGTAACTGCAAAAGCGTGTTTCGGCTTTCAATGTATGTATCGACGTTTGCCTCCGTCAGTTTGACTTCAACATTTTCCTTGACAATCGAACAGCACGAAAGCAAATCATCAAGCAGTTCTTGAATCTTTTCGTAAGGCGCGGACGAAAGCGAGCCAAGCAACCCCGAAAGGTCGCCCGTTTCAAACTTGCCGCCATTTGCACCAATCAAAAGAAGAATCTTGAACGTGAAACGCTCCGCCTGTGTCGCGCTCATCTGCTTAATTTTGAAGTGGAGGGTTGCCCCTCCATCTTCAACTGTCCAATCTACCACTTTACGCATGACTTAAATTCCCTCCGCGCTCATACCCTCAAAATGGAAAACCCACTGGGTAGGAGAAAGAACATTCTGCCCGTCCGGCAAATCCTTATAAGATTGCAAAACGCCCTCGCTGAACGTGTACCGCTTGCCGATAGACGGGATAGAAATAACCATCTGCACCCTGTACGGCTTCATATTGACTTCCTGCGCCTGCCGCAAAAGCTGCATATACTCCGTAGACGGGCTACCCGCTTCAAGATTAATCGTCACAGTCTTAATGGCGGGCGTGAATCCTGCCGCCATGTGTCCGTCAACGCCCATGCGCGTTTCTGCCGCCTGTACGGTGTCGGAAGTAAAGGACGAATCCGCCGAAAAGTTCTCCAAGTTAACCGAAAAAAGGCCACCGACAGAAAGGGCGACCGTTGCATTTGCGCTTGTAATATCCAACATTTTACGTTCCCCCCTTTACAGAATCGCCGTAGAAGCGACTTCAATCCTGTTTACGCTACCGCCATAGGTATAGTAAACGCTGATATTTGGCGAATTACGCCCAACGCGAACCGCCGCGCCCGCATCTTCGACGAGAATTGCATAGCCCTGCGTCCAAAGTTCCGTCGTAAGGTCTTTGCCCGTTTCGTTGTAAATCTGCGCTTTCTGACTTTCGGACAACGAAACGCCTTTGTCGATTGCGCCGTTGTTTACCGCCCTATTCACCGGGTCTTGCAGCCATGCCCTAATGAGCGTATAGCCGCGCTCGTTGTACGGAACGCGGGCGTTGTTCGCAAGGCCATTCATAATAGAAACCTGCATGACGTTCTTGAGCCAAATCGTGTTAACGTAAGTATCAATAAAGCCAAACTTGCCAAACATAGCCGCAGGATAGAGGAACGTGAAGGTATCGTTTCTTGTCGCAAACTTGCCGACGTAAGCGACGCCCTTCGCGTCGAGAAGTGCCGCCGTTGTTTCGTCCGTAACCGTCGGAGACAAGCCGTCAACGTGTTTGAACGCAAAATTTATCGTTCCTTGGTAGCGTTCCCAATTGATAGACGCGGCGCAAGCCATCACAAAAGCCGCAACATTGATATTGTCGTAAACAAGAGCCGTCGCGCCATACTCCGCCGCCTCAATCTGCGAGGCAATATCCGACGTGCCGCCCTGCACCAAGAGACGCGCGTCAGCCGTCCAGCCGACATACAGATAATCAATGCCCTGATTGCTTGCCCACTGAGACAGCCCCAAATGCTCAGAATCCGTCGCCGTGTAGATGGTCGTGAACGTAACCCAGTTTTGAGACTGCGCCTTGATTGCGTTCATGTTCGCCGTCTGCGTCAGTGCGTCGGAACCCTGCGAAATAACCGCGCCCGCCGTTTCGGTAAGGTTCATCAAGTCGGCAATCGTGCCGCTTGCATAAGCGATAGTTTCCGTTGCGCCCGTCGATGGGCTGTTAATCTGAAACGCGCCCGAAAGGCTCGAATAGGTCACCGTAACGCCCGTCAATTCGCCGTCAAGGGCGGTTTCAAGAACGCTTGCCGCCGCGCTGAAAGAGGTTGCGCTTGTGAAATCAACGCCCGTCAAAGCAATCTCGGTTTCATTGATCGTGATATTCAAAGTTCCGCTTGCCATAGCCGCGAAGTCCGACAAACTGCCCGTAAACTTTGCGCCGCGCAACCATGCGCCAACCGCAGAATCAACGCGCCGCCCAAACATCAAGCGGCGAGGCTTGCTGAAACTGTTGTTATACCCCAAGAAATAAAGGCTTGCCGCGCTATATTCCGGCGAAGTCTCACCAAAGAACGCCGCTACAGTTTCCGCCGACGTGAACGCCATCAAAGGCGCGTCGGTAGGAATCAAAGCGTTGTCCGTGAGAAACAACCCATTAAATTCTAAGTCCGTGCCGCCCGCGGGGATAAGGCGCGGATTGATAGCTACAATGTAGCTAGCAGGGATTGTGCTCATATTAAATCTTCCTCCTTATTCCGCAGACGGCGGAAACTCCGCGTCCACGTTAATAATTCCGTCAGTGTATTCCGGCGGGTCAGTGCCTGGAATCACCTTTCTGATTTGTACGTCCTCAAACCACGGTAAATTTTGCGTTATACCGCAATTTATTTCCGTTGTGATCGTGACGCTCCATCGTTCCTCATACTGATTGCTTGCGTCAATGCCTGTCAGATTGCGCGGATTTTGCGCCGTACATACGCGCACATCAACACCAGCCGCCTTGAAATAGTTAGTTCCCATATAACTGCGGGACGCAATTTCAAGCATCTGCGCGTTCTGTGCGGCATAATCGGCGTAAAAATCCACTTGTACATCAACCAAAACAAGCGCGGATATGCTGTCCACGCCGTTCTCATTATCGGGCAATCCTTCCGCGTCGAAGTCATAACAGTTTGTCCCGCGTCGTTGCCTAATTATCGGCGTATAAATACAGTACGCGCCGCTTTTTGGTAACACCATGCGGGATTGATTGCCACGAAAGACAACGCCGCCGTCAAGCCCTGTTACAGCTACTATATAGCCGTGAAGCGCGGTCATGAAGTCAGCCTCCGTCAGTGCCATCGTCGCCGCCTCCTTCGTCAATCACAATTTCGGGCGGGTCATGTTGCAAAGTACCCAACACGCAAAGCCAACCTTCCGGGCTGAAATCGTCGCGAATCGTATCTATCAACCAATAGGAACCGTCAGCACGCTCGATTATATCGCCCGCCGTTTCCTCATGTCGGTTGATTGTATGCGCGCTTGCGTTAATGTAAAACTTTTTAACGTGTTTAGCGTCTGCTAGATTGTCAAAAAGTTTTAGGTCGCCCGCGTTTGGGGCTTGCACTTGCGCCAATATATCCTGTGGCGTATAAGTGACGCTGACAACGCCCGCCGTATTGGTTGTCCCGTTGCATCGGTAAATCGTGACCATTTCATGATGATTTACGCTCCCGATTGCGCCGGAAACGATTGCGTGAAGGTTCATAGCTTGTCTACCACCTTAAATGCAACTGCATGGAGCATATCGCCCGTGTCAAACAAAGGCTTGTCGGGTTGCGATTTTCCGCGCTCGGCTTTCCACTTGACCGTCAAAGGCGCGTTTGGTGTCCAACTTCCATTTTGAATTGAATTTTGAATGTCTTTCACCATCTGCTCCCCAGCTTTGCCTAAAGCTTCTTTCCATATTGCAGGATTTGAAGCACGCCCGCGAATGTGCCCGACCATTGTGCCAATCCACACTTTTGGCCTTTCTTTCGCTACCGTTCGCATAAATGGACGCGCGGGAATGGAAATTGAGGTCGTATCCTTTTTCAAGTGTACGCCCTGATAGTGCATATACGCCCGCATTTTTTCTGTTACGGGAATACTCGGAACTCCAAATTCATTCCATACCGCATAAGCCGCTATCCCTGCGCCGCCCGGTTTATTTGCGTTTGTCGCATCTTCTAAAATGCCCGCTTTAACGCCGCCCGCGATCTCTGCCATCTTGGCAAGAAACTTTTTGTACTTGTCGCCGCCCTCAATCTTAACAGTGACACCCATTAAACCACATCCCGCCGTAACGATGCCCCTTGATAATCTGCCAGTACGCGCTACCGCAAGGCGTTGTCATGTACCAGTCCGATTCTTTGCCGTATTGCGGCGTTGAATACGAAACCGAGACACTCCCTTCCGTCGCGCTTGACATAGCCCCTGCCGTGCCTCTCTGTGCAAGTGTAGCAAGGTGACAAACTAGCATATACCAAAGGGTTTGCTTTTCAGCATCGGTAAAGCCGTCGATAGTTTCAAGCCCGGAAATGATAAGGGCGTTTTGTGCCATAAATTCAAGCTGTGCATCGGACAACTCCGCAAATTGCGGATAAACCGCCCGAAAAGCCTCAACGTCGAAAGTCATAGCCGCGCCCCCTTTACATCATTTCTTGCGGGTTTTCTTTTTCCCCGCTTCTTCTTGCTTCGCCGCGCCCTGTCCATTGTCAAGTGCGGAAACTTCTTCTTTCGCCTTTGCCTTTGCCTTTTCGGTTTCGCCGTCTTTGACAAAGCCCAGCTTAAAGGCCGGATGTTCAGCAAAAGCCGCTTTTACCGCCGCCCAAAGGTCGGCATCAACCACCGTAACGCCATAGGCACCGACGGCGGGGAGAGGCTGTCCATTTACGCCTCTAAGCCCCGCGCCGCTACCTTTGACAACGACGGTATGCACAAGGCCGGATTTATCGGTCACATCAAACTCAATATCCCGTACTCCGTTGTAAAATACTGTCGTTTGTGCCACCGATTACACCCCCAGCATCGTTACGATTGCGAACGGCATATAGACGATTGCGCCATACGTGCCCGCGCTAATCTTCTGATACATGGACGAGCTGTCGCGAATGATGGAATGTGCCTTGTATTTCTCGGAATAGCCAAATTCGACGGTCGGCTGTCCGTTTACTTCGTCGGCAAGAATCATGGCAAGGTTGCCGCTACCCGTCACCATTTCCGGCGCGGAAAGAATCTCCATGTTGGGATAGGTGTCAGCAAGCATCTTCTTGACGCTTGCACCAAAAGCGTTGACCTTGTTCAGTTCAGCAAGTGCCGCCGGGGCAATAACGAGCTTCGTGCGTGTGTTGCCGTCAATCCAACCGTTGGAACGCTCATAAAGTTTCGCGTACATCTTGGCAAAGTCCGCCATGATTTCGTCAGCCGTTTTCAGCGTCCAAGTATTGCCCGCCGTGCCGGTGGTCGGCGTAAGGTCGGCGTTGAGGTTCGGGTCATTCAAAAGGCCGTAGATGTTCAAGCCCTCTACACCGTAGAAAGCGTATTTGTTGAAGCTGATTTCCAAAAGCGTTGCCGCGCTCCGCTGCTTCTCGGCAAACAAATCAATACGCGCCGCCGCGTTAACGTCCTGCTCCAAATCACCGACGCGCAAGGTCGTCTGGAAACGATACTGCTGCCTCGTGGGGAAGTTCGTGTTGACGTTGGCTTGTCCATTCGCGTCATAATCCTGATACGGCGTGACAGTGCCCGTCAATTCAAGGGCCCTAAACTGGGTAAATGCCGTACTCCAATCGCCATTTTTCACTTCCGGCGCGATAGCCTTGTAGTTCCGTTTCGCCGTCAAAATCTCGATAACGCGCGGGTTCGCGTACACCGACATATAGGCGGGTACTGCGGTATTCGGGTCAAGCGCGTCAGTCACGCCCTTATGCGGCTCCGCGCTGTCGAAAAACTTGGTCGCGCCGCCGAAATCAAAGCCCTTCTGCTTTGCAAGTTCCATATCAATCATGTTTCATTCCTCCTTTGATTACCGCTTGGTAATAATAACCATATCGCCGGACGCGCCCGCCGTGAAAGCCTTGAAGCCCGTATCGGTTGCGCCGCTCGAAGAGAACGTAGCCGCGCCCGTCGTGTTGTTCGCATAAACGGTATCGCCAACGGAAACCGACGCGTCAGCCTGTACAAAGAAATCGCCCTTAACGGCAATCTCCACAGCCGCGCCATTCGGGACAACAAGCGTGCCCTCGCTGTCAATGTCATAATACTGGTAATTCTGCACGCGCTCCACAAAGCCAACCGGGGCACCAGTGCCCGCGCCAACGGCTTGGTCTGCACCCTTGCGCCATGCAAAATTCCCGACCTTAACGGCAACTGCCGTGCCGAGGTCTGCCGGGGTCACAAGGTTAATGGGCGTATAAATAACTTCCTGCTGATTTGCGCGGTCGCCCGCGATTGCGGCTTTATTGTACTTGCCGACTTCCTGCTGATAAGTAAAAGCCATTTGTCATTCCTCCTTATTAGCGCGATTTGATACCGCGCAATACATCATTCATCGGGTCTTCTTCGACGGGTGCCGCGTCCATGATCGGTGCGGCTTTCGTCAGCATACGCACCATCACGCCAAATGCGGACGGGTCTACGCCCTCCACCTCAACGCCTTTAGCGTCCAACGCCTTTTTGTAAATATCCGCCGCAGAATCAAACGCGAACGGATTGGAAATCTTGCCTACAAACGGCGCAACTTCCTCCGCCGCCGTATACAGTGCCGCCGCCATCTGCTTGTCAAAAACAGGCGCGGAATCTTTCGCGCAAGCGTCAGCCGTTTCGGCATCTTTGCAAGCGTCCTCAGCGGGCTTTTCGTCCTCCATCGGTTTCGCGTATGCAATTCCCGCCATAAAAGCCTTTTGCGCGGCTTTATCTTCGGGGTCAAGCCCTGCGGCTTTCATAGCCTCGCGCAACTCGTCGGCGAGAACGTCAACGGGTTCCTCGTCTTTCGTTTCCGCAACTTCCGGCGCGTTCTCAACTGCCGGGGCAGTGTTCGTCATGTCCGGCGCGGAATCTTCTTTCATGATTTCCTCTTTCTTGATTTCCTCCACGGTATCACCTCCGTTTTTAAGTGCTTCGGTAAGTTCAAAGAAAAGGGTTTTCCATGCGTCTCCCATGTTTTCACCCCCTTTCAATGCGGAATCAGCCACGCGAACATCATGTCCGGCGCGGCCTTCCCGCACCAGTGCAACATGGTTTCCGCGTATATTCTTCATTACGCCGTCGTAATGCTTGCCGTCGAAAATCCCGTCAATCATTTCAACGTCGCAAAGATAACCCGCCGATAAATCACGAAACTCGCCGCTATTGATACGCTTGATCGCGTCCGCGTCTGTCACGGTCAGCGAATTTGTAAGGTAAGGCGCATCGAACGCCGCGTCTGTGCCAAGCGAACCAACGATTTTGTCTTTCGGCATATTTGCCGCGTCCATTTCCCAATGATCAAGGGAAAGAGGCAAGCCGTTGAACGTGTCAACCGCTTTCTCGATCTCGGCGGCGGGGCGGTAAATCTGATATACGGCTTTAGGTTTCAATCCAAGCTCTTGCCAACCGGGAATCGTCTCGCCAACGTATGGGACAACCTGCTCTTTTGTAATATTCGACGTACTAACGTGCAAATATCCGTTTTCGTCGAAGGTTCGCGCCGTTTCAAGTGGTACGGTATCAAAAATCATCGTTACACCTTCTCTCCTAGTTCCTCAAAAATTTCCGTTATGCCCTGCTCGGTTTCTTCCTCGCTCAACTGCGGGATAACAGGACGGCAAACACAATAACAATTTACAAGCTCGGCGGGCTGTATGTGGCGGTTTACTTTTTCGTCGGGGTCAAAGCACCCCTCGCGAATGTCATATTCCTGCCCGTCCATGTCATTTTCGTGCGTTTCGCGGTACGTCTTGCCGCTTGCCGTGTGCATCCATATTCCTTTAGTAACGCCGTAATCTAACAGGCGTTGCCGTGATAAATTGTTTGTGGCCTTGTTTGTCTGATCGCGGGCAATCATAGCCGCCCGCCGTTCCGTAACGCCGAATTGATGATGAAGTTGCTCGGTCACGGTTGCGAGGTCGTTGCCCGACGTAATACCGCGAAGGACAATCCCTTCTACTTGCGTTAGGCTTTCCCGCGCTATGCTTTTTATAAGGTTCACGTTCTCGCTGACAATCGCTTGGAATACTTGCCTTTCTGCGTTGCTCATGTAGGAGAATTTCAAGTTAAATCCAAGCCCCGCGTCACGCAAAGGGCGCGTCTGCTCGACAAGGTTTCTCGCCGTATATCCGCGAATCTTCGACACAAACCACTTTGGCAAGGTTTCGCAAAGCTCGTTAAAGTTTCGCGTCCACTGTCGCAACAAACGCCGAAAGGCTTTCAAAATATCATCGGTTGCGCTGTCCAGTATCTTGCTTTCGTTTGCCTTGTACCGCGCTGAAAGCCAATAGACAACGCTGTGTTCCATTTCGCGAACGGCTTTTTTAAGGCGTTTCTCATATTCGCGCTCAATTCCTGCCGGGGGGAATATCGGTTTCAGTGTCCGTTTCATCGTTTGCCGTTCCCTTCTTTTTGCACTTAAACAGGGCGCGGATTCGTTCTTGACTTTCTTCAATTTCTTGCTTGTACGCTTGTTGTAATTTCTCCTGCCGTTTAATTTCTATGTTTGCCATCTCCCGAAAAACACGATATACAAAAAAACAAAAAATCAATTTTGCAAGAAGAATCACAATAACGATAACTGCAATTGATAAGAGAATGTTATTTAGGCTCATTCTCTCCACCTTCTAACGGTAAAGCCATTTCGGGCAGTTCTATTTCCTCGTCCGCGTCGATATTTGCAAAGCCGCTTTCTGGGTCATTCGCCAAAGCAAGCCTCGCCTCACTGGACGAAATAACGCCGCGATCTATCAAGGTTGCGTAGGTGTCAGCAATCGTTTTATTGCAACGGGCTTTGAGGTCGCTATCTTCATCGGACAACGGCACAAACTCGAAGGAAAGCGCATCGTCAACCGCGCCCTTGCTGTTTAACTGCAACAGTTTAACGACGTATTCCAGCGGCTCCCTAAAAAGCCTTTCTTGCAGGGCGTGGATATGGTCGTAGTGGTTTTTCATATCGGCTTCGCCCGTGCTGTTAAAGCCGCCCGGAGTCATGCCCCACAATTTGACTGTAGGCTCGCCAAACATAGCAGAAACGATTTCCATCTGTTGTTTGACAATATCGGTCACGCCGCCGATAGGCGTTGAAACGTCCGCTATATCTTCGGCTTCTTTGTCTACGGTCATAACGCCGTCATTATCGCGGTTCATGCTGAAATACTGAACGCGCCGCCTAATGTTGCCGCCGTCGCGCCCCGTCAAAAGTTCCTGCATATCCGTCTTGAAAACGGTACACGAAAACTTTTGCAACAAGCGAGAAGCCGCCGCGCTACACTCGCTAAACTGCCGGACGTTCTCGGCGACAATCTGCGCCAGTGGCACGCCGAAAAAGTTATAGGCGGGAAGGAGCAACGTCGGCGGCTTATCTTCCGCGAAATACAAAAATCTGCTTGCGTGTACTTCGCGCCCGTTAATAAGCCACGATTGCGGGACGAAATAATCACGGTCAAGCGGATTGAAGCAGCTATAACGTCCCGGCGCGATATAGGTCGGTTCGATTAGCTTAAAGCCTTTCAGCGTGCCCGCCTTGAATGTGTCAGCGTCCATGCCTAACGGCAGTTTCAAGTCCTCGCCGCTAATGTCCCCCGTGTCGATGTACGCGAGACAACCACCAAAAAAGCCGCACATTTGCGCGGCCTCTCGGAACAACCTATCAATTTTCAAGCGGGTCATTTCTGCCTCGATTGCGGCGGATGCTTCATCGTCGCTTGATTCGCCGTTGTAATTGAATTCAATCCATCGGCGCGTCATTTCATCGGCGCGAAGGTTTACGCCCGCGCGAATAATGCCGTTTTGAGCGAGATTGGACAAAACGCCATAACCAAGAAATTGCTGAAAGTCATACAAGCCACCTATCATGTTATATACGCCGCACTGTTTCAACGCCGCGTCATGTACCGAGCGAAGGTTGCTGTTGCCGTATCCAAGCGATTCATAAGGTGAAGCGTCAAAGGCCACCTTTTCACGCTCCAAAGCGTGATATGCTATTTTCATGTCGGTTTTCTTTGCCATGTTTTCACCTCATCATTAAAGCGGCGGGATTAATCTGCATTTGCCCGCGCCCGCGCATTAGGTCGGCAAGCGCATAGCGGGTTGCGTCGATTATGTGGTTAAAGCTGTCAACCACAATCGGCAAAACGTCCCCTGTTTGCTTGTCTACTTTGTAGCTGTAATGGTTAAATTCATCTATTGCATGGCGGCATCTAGGGTGAATCACAATATCATAGCTTTTTAGAAACTCGATACCGTCCTCAATACTGCCCTGCCACTTTTTAGCCGCCGAAATGTTGAAGCCGCGTCGGCGCATAAAGGATATTGTTTCGGGGCGGGCATTATCAGCTTTAATAGGCCATGTCCGCGCCGTGTCGATAATATCAAAAAGCGCGGGAGTTTCGTCTAAATCCACACCCACGCCCCACGCTTCACGGTCAATGTATATTGTCCTGTCCTTAATAAAGCAACGCACAAGGCAGGAAGGATCTGTTGCGAACCCCCAATCAGCCCCATGATAGAACCGCGCGTCTTTCGGCGTTTCAAATTCTTCCACGCGAAACCGCCCTGCAAAGATTACGGCGTTGCTGTGCTTTCTGACTTCGCCCTCCCAAATGTGCAAATAGCTTTCGTAATCCCGCGCCTTTAGCCATTCCATCTCTTTTTTGAGAACGTCTGGAAAGGCAGGATTGCCGTCATAATTGACTTTGCAAACATAAGCATCATCGGGCGCGTTCAAAACAAACCTTTGATAGGTCGGGTCGCTTTCATCAAGCGGGTTGAACGTCAACCATATTTCGCTGTTGGGCTTTCGCACCGTAGGTATCAAAATATCCCAACTGTCAGCACTCACGGCGGCGGCTTCTTCAACCCAGCAAATATCTATCCCCTCGGTGGATTTTATTTCCTGCGGATTGCTTCTCAATCCCTTAAAAATAAACTCTGTGCCGCTTGTGCATCGTATCGCGTCCCGCGTGATCGTGTACGCACCCGAAAGCCCGATAGCTTCTATCTGTTCACACAACAATTTATGCACGCTGTCCGATATGCTTCTTTGAATTTCACGGGCGCATAATATCCGCATGGGCTTCTCATAGCCAAGCAAAAGCAACGCACGCGCAACGCTCCAACTCTTGCCAGACCCGCGGCCACCGTAAAACACTTTGTATCTATGCGGTCGGAAAAGTTCCTCGAACGCGGGCGCGAAGGTAATCATTTTTTGAAGTCCTCCGGGTTACTGCTGAAATTAACTTGCAACGCGCCGGGTATTTTGGGAACGCCCTGCACATCATTTTCGCCTAACATTTCAAACGCAAGGCGCATAAACGACGGATTTCCTTTCATGCCATTGATAACGGTCATATACGCCATAGCCGCGCCGTAGGTCATATCTTCTTTTGTAACGCCCGCCTTTTTCAGCTGTTCGCGTAGCTTTTCGTTGTCAAGGGGCAAGTCTTTGAGCAACGCGAACGCCTCGCGGATTGTCTTTTTTTCGCGTCTAACTTGACCGCTTCTTTTCCCGCCTTTGCGCCGGATTTCCCTCTGTTCTTCCTCTGTTCTTTGATCGAATGGTATCAAGTTCTCGTTCACGTTCTCACCCCCCTTCGGCAATATAAAAAGCACCTTGCTTTTGCAAAGTGCCTATTTCAATTTCTTTATGATTTCCAATTCCCGTGCGCTTAATGTCCAAACGTCCGGCGGCGGGGCTTGGGCTTCGGCTTGTTCTCGTTCTCGTGCTTTGGCTTGGGCTTTTTCTTGTGCTTGAGCTTTGGCTTGTGCTTGAGCTTTGGCTTGTGCTTGAGCTTGTGCTTTTCTGTCGGATATTAAAAAACCGTTGCCAAAAATGGCTTTCCCGTACTCCTTTTGTTCGTCAAGCTCTCGCACAAATGCAACCTCATCCCGCGCTCCTTCAAACTCAACGCCGCGCAAACTTAAATTATTAAGCATAGCCGCCGTTGTTACG